GACCTTCATGGGCGTTGGGTCTGAGGTCTACAGCCCGGTCTACCTTGGCCGCAAAGGCATCGGCGTCGAACTGAAAACCAGTTACTACCGCCAAGCCGTGCGCAACGTGGCCACGGCCAAGGATGACTACATCGCAGACGGCGCAGGCGATCTTCTCTCCGCGCTGACCTGACACCCCATTCCCCGCCGTGGGGCCGCTTAACCGCGCAACCGTTTTTTGACCACGGCAGGGATACCCGGCAGGCGCGCTGGACACCAAGAAACGTAAGGCGCGCCTGCCAAACCATCACAGGAGATCAACACATGATCGACATATCACAATGGGCAGGGCCGCAATGGGTTCTAGTGACGATCTGGGCGGCGTCCATCTTCGCATCTCTGATTTTCTACGCCGCAGGAAAGGTTAACACCAACTTTCCAGAATGGCTTGGCGGCAGGTTTTCAGTTTGGGGCGGATACGCCTTCATGGCTGCGATCCTCGCATGGGGGGGCTTCTGGCAATGACCCACGACACCACACCAGACGCAAGCGCACAGGCCGTCCGCATGAGCCTGCAACAGTGGATTAGGTTCGAGATAGCCAAGGGCCACCCGGCTCGCCTTGTGCATGACGTGATCGAGAAAGAGGCCGACCTGATCCGGCTTCAGCGCCAAGGGCAGGAGTGGGACAAAACCCCTTGATATACCGCCCGCCACATGCGAAACAGAATTGCAGCGCGCCGAAACGCAACATCAACACTCGAAGCAAAGTGTCACGGCTTTCGCAGTTTTGGTCACGCTCTACCGAATGCGCCAATCATTCTAGGCGCGCTGCAAACCCGCTTTCTGGCGGTGTGCTGTAAAAAACGCTGGCGGTAAGTTCGCGTCAACGTCGAGGACAATGCGGCATACCTCCTGAGAGCAGTCGCCTTGACCAGCAGGCAAAGTCTGGCGCGTAGCGGAGCGTTCGCGGGGAGGTCGCAGTCAACATTTCGCCCCTAAACACCGCAGCGCAGGGTCAGGCCCACAGGCGACCTTCCTTGCCTGACGCCTGCGCACCTAGACGAAAACAGAAGCGACGTGATAAGGTGAGGCATGCCAGCAGGTAGACCAACAGACTATAAGCCGGAAGTGATCACGAAAGCGCGAAACTACATCGCCGATCACGAGAGCTTCGACGACCCCGTGCCAACCGTTGCGGGGCTTGCTTGCGTATTGGGCGTCAATCGAGACACCTGCTATGCATGGGCGTCTGATCCGTCAAAAGCGCAATTTTCCGACATCTTAAAGGAATTAGCGCAAAAACAAGAGCGAGTTCTCGTTCGAAATGGGCTTCTGGGCGGCTTCAATGCGCCGATCACCAAGATGATGCTGACCAAGCACGGATACAGCGACAAGGTGGAAAATGACCACACATCGTCTGACGGCAGCATGACGCCGCGCGACACAAGCGAAGCCGTGCTTGCCGCTCTGCGCGCAAAACACAAAGACGATTGATGCCCCGACCATGACGCAGTAAGGTATGCGTCATGGTTTATCATTGCTACAAGATCACCTGTCAGAAAACCGGCAAGGTGTATATCGGCTTCACTTCTCAAGTGGTGGAAGCGCGTTGGCGAGAGCATCAAAGATCGGCCCGACGCGGTTCGGACTTAGTTTTTCATAAGGCTATCCGAAAGCATGGCGCTGATAGCTTTGTAGTTGATACGCTGGGGTCATTTCAAAACAGAGCAGACGCACTGGATTGCGAAGTGAAGCTGATCGGCCAGTTTGGCAGCATGGCACCGAATGGTTACAATATGACCTGCGGCGGAGAAGGATGCGTTGTCTTGTCAGATGACGCTAAAGCATCAAAAGCCAAAAGCGCAAAAGCAGCATATGCTGACCCGGAAGTGAGGGCTAGGCATCGCGCTGGTGTGATCGCCGCAATGACCGAAGAACGACGCCAGAAAATATCTCAATCCAAAACTGGAAGGAAGATGCATCCCAACGCCAAGGCAGGCATATCTGCATCCAAAAAGACAGACGCCTACAAAGAAACCGCCAGCCGAGCGGCGGCGGAAACTTGGGCGCAACCCGGATACAAAGATAAGTGGAAAGCGGCTAAGAAGAAAAAGCATTTGGAAAAAGCAGATCGGTTTCCGCGCCGTGATGACGGACTTGTCTTTGCAAGCACCAGAACAGCGGCAAATTACATGAAGCAAAACGGGTGGCCGAAAGCAGCGCCAAACAACATAGCCTTGGCTTGCGGAGGAAGATACAAATCAAGCTGCGGTTATTCTTGGTCTTGGATTGATGGCGATCAAGCGCGCAAAGATGGCGAGATCATCACATGACGCCAAGCAAAGTTGCAGACTTAAGAACAGACCTTCTCGCCTTCACACGGCACATGTTCAGGGCGCGCAAGTCGGCAGACTTCAAGGTCGCCGAGCATCACAAGGCAGTTTGCAACGCCTTAGAGCGCGTCGTCATAGGAAAAACTAGACGCCTCATCATAAACATCCCGCCACGATCCGGCAAAACAGAACTCGCCGTCAAAAACTTTCTGGCTTGGTGCATGGGCAACTTTCCAGACAGCGAATTCATCCACGCCAGCTACAGCAAGCGACTAGCCGCGACGAACACTTGGGAGGCGCGCGCAATCATGCAGCACGAGGCTTTCGCGGAGATTTTCGGCACACCGCAATTCCGCGATGACAGCAACGCCAAGGACGAATTCCGAACAGAGGCTGGCGGCATTGTCTATGCCACAGGCTCCGATGGCACGATCACAGGCTATGGCGCAGGCAAAATGCGCGAACACTTCGGAGGCTGCATCGTCATTGACGACCCGCACAAGGCTGGTGAAGGCAACAGCGAAACCATGCGGCAAAACGTGCTGGATTGGTTCTCAACTACAATGGAAAGCCGCAAGAACAGGCCAGACACGCCCATCATCATCATCATGCAGCGCCTGCACGAAATGGACCTATCCGGATGGCTATTGTCTGGCGGCAATGGTGAGCAATGGGAGCACCTAAACATACCAGCGCGCAACGCAGATGGGTCTAGTTTTTGGCATGATCAATTCCCTTGTGAGATGCTTGATAGGCTTGAGCGATCAAATGGCTATGTTTTTGCTGGCCAATACATGCAGCGGCCAGCGCCACTTGGCGGGGGTATATTCAAGGATGATTGGTGGCAGACTATGCGCGCAGCACCGCCAATCGAATGGCGCGCCATATACGCCGACACCGCCCAGAAGACGGGCCAGCAAAACGACTATACTGTCCTGCAATGCTGGGGGCGATCCAGATCAGGGCAAGCCGTCTTGATCGACATGGTGCGCGGAAAATGGGAAGCGCCTGAACTCATCACGCAGGCCAGATCGTTCTGGGGCAAGCACAAGACAACCCAAGGCCAAGGCGCGCTGCGAGCCTTCAAGGTCGAGGACAAAGTGTCTGGAACGGGCCTAATCCAAACACTCAAGCGCGAGGGCATCCCGATGGTCGGCATTCAGCGTGACAGAGACAAGATCACCCGCGCCTATGACGCCGCGCCATACGTCGAAAGCGGCAACGTCATCCTGTTACAGGACTGCCCGCACCTGTCTGATTTTCTCAGCGAAGCGGCGGCATTCCCAAACGGCGCGCATGATGATACATTAGACCCAATGATGGACGCGGTTTGCGATATGCTGCAATCGTCGGGCGAAGTTTTCGGGGTTTTATAATGGCGGCATGGCCTTTCACGCGCAACCGCGCGGCTGAGACAAAAGAGCATCCCAACGGCGGGGCCTTCATGGTCAACGCCGGAACCACTTGGGGCCGCAAGGACAGCGCCGAGCAATATATCCGCGAGGGCTATCAGCTTAACGTCATCGTATACCGCGCCGTCACCGAGATCACCAAGGCGGCGTCCTCCATCGGATACGAACTCTACGGGGCCAACGGCGAGGCAATCGAGGCGCATCCCGTTCTCGATCTTCTCAAGCGCCCGACCCCGATGCAAACGTGGGATGCGTGGCTGACCGAAATGTTGGTCAACCGCATGTTGATGGGCGAGATGGCAGCGGTCGCACCCAATGACGGCGTTCCGGCAGAATTGTGGCCGCTGAACCCGCTGCACATTACCGTCAAGCCGGGGCGCGGCGGCATCCCTTCGGCGTATGTGCATGACGTGAACAATCGCAAGGTCAGCTTCCCGGTCGATCCGATCACCGGTCAAAGCAACGTCCTATTCGTCAAGACATACAACCCGGACAACTACTGGCGCGGTCAGTCACCCCTCATGGCCGCTGCGCTGGCCGGTGACACGCACAACGCCGGTATGCGGTGGAACTACAGCCTACTGCGCAACAGCGCCCGTCCTAGCGGCCTTGTGCGCTTTAAGGGCGGCTATCCCTCGGGCGAGATCATCCAGCGGATGCGGGAGTATTTCAAAGCCCGTATGCAGGGGGCCGACAACGCGGGCGAAATTCCCATGCTGGCCGAGGACGCGGAGTGGGTGGCTCTTTCGCAGACCGCCCGTGACATGGACTTTCTCAGCACGATGAAGGAAACGTCCAAATACGTCGCCGCCGCGATGGGCGTTCCCCTGCCGCTGATCGACAACGACGCCAGCACCTTCAACAACTTGGAGCAGGCGAAAGAACGGCTCTACACCGACACCGTTATTCCGATCCTGCAAGAACTTATCGAGGCTCTCAACAACTGGCTCCTGCCGCGCTACGGCGACGGTCTGGAGCTGCGCCTCGATCTGGACACGATCCCTGCACTTGAGGCGCTGCGCGAGCGCATGTTCCAACGCGCGGTCACGGCCTATGACAAGGGCGTCCTGACGTTGCAGGAGGCGCGCGAGTTGATGGGGTATCAGCCCGAGGCCGAGGGCAGCTTTAAACCCGTCCCCGGCAACCCGTTTGACCTGCCGCCGGATGACGTGAAGGCGCTGGTATACGGCATGGGCGAGATCGAGACCAAGGCCGAAAGCTACACGCCGACCGCCGAGATGGCCCGCGCAGCCGAGCGGGCGCTTGAGTGGCGGCGTGAGTATGGACGCGGCGGGACTGACGTAGGTGTTGCCCGAGCGCGCAACATCGCCAACCGCGACGGCCTGAGCCTTGATACAGTAAACCGCATGGTGAGTTTCTTTGCGCGTCACGCCAACAACCGCGCCGACCATTACGACCCCAAGGAACCTGATGGCGGGCCGACCGCATGGCGGATCGCGTGGGACTTGTGGGGCGGTGACGCTGGCCGCGACTGGGCTAACAGGATCGCCGACCGCGAGGATGACTAATGGCGCGCAAGCCCGCGTTTATCAGCCATTCGCCAGAGCGTGAGGCGCAAATCCAGTCGCGCATGTTGAACGTGCTGGAGGCGCGCTTTCGCCGCCGCTTCGCCGCCGCTATCGTGGCCGAGGCGGGCCGCATCCTCGCCGGGTATCGTGACCTCGGCTATGTGCCGCCAGTCGGCGACGACCACCTGCAAGACCTGCGCCGCGTCTATCAACAGCTTGCCCTCGATGCCGCCCGCGTTTTCGGTCGCCGCGTGATGACCCAAGGCAAGGCGATGGGCTTCGTGCTGGAGACCAAGCAGGAAACCCTATCCGAGTTCTTCCGGGCGCTGGCGCTGGCGTGGATCAACCTTGAACCGATCCGGCGGCGCATCCAGAGCGTCAGCGAAACAACCCGCGCGCAGATCGTGGCGCTTGTGGCGAGGGGCCAAGATGAGGGGCTTGGCGTTGACGCTATCGCCCGTGACATCGAGGATCGCCTGCCAGACATCGGACGCTATCGCGGGGCGCTGATCGCCCGCACCGAGACGCATGGCGCGGCAAACTATGCGATGCACGAAACGGCCAAATCAACCGGCCTCGAACTCGAAAAGGAATGGGTCAGCGTCGAGGACGCCCGCACCCGATCTATTCCGCGCGACGATGCGTTCGACCATGTGGCGATGAACGGCCAGCGCCGCCCGATGGATGAGCCGTTTGATATGCCGTGGATCGGCGGTGCAGGCGAGCCGCTGAAGATCATGTATCCGGGTCAGGCGGGCTTGCCGGGTGGGGCGACCATCAACTGCCGATGTGCCGTTGTGCATCAGGTGCGCGGCGGGCTGCTGGGCGATTGAACGCCCATGCTTTGCAAGTTTGCGGGCATGTGATATATATTCGGCAAGTTTTGCAAATTGAGGCGATATAATGCCTAACCCCCGCGCAGGTGAAAGCCGCTCTGACTACGTTCGCCGCTGCATGGGCGACCCCGAGACGGTCGGCAAGTTCCCCGAGGCCGATCAGCGGTTTGCCGTCTGCATGTCCATGTTCGGACAGAAAGACGGGGGCGAGCCGCTGGAGACGAAATTCGCTTCTCTTGAGATCAAGAGCGAGGGCGAGGACGACGAATATTTGACCATCTCGGGCTATGGCAGCGTCTTCAACAACGTGGACGGCGGCGGCGACATGGTTGCGCCGGGCGCGTTCAAGGAATGCATCGCCAAGGGGCGCAAGCCCAAGATGCTATGGCAGCACGACGCCAATCAGCCAATCGGCGCATGGGACGAAATGCGCGAGGACGCCAACGGCCTTTACATGAAGGGCCGCATCTCCAAGCGCGCATCCAAGGGGGCCGAGGTGGCCGCGCTGGTCAAGATGGGGGCCGTTGACGGCCTGTCCATCGGCTACCGCACTCAAGAATACGAAATGGACGCGGAAAACGGCACCCGCAAGCTGACCAAGCTAGACCTGTGGGAAACGTCCGTTGTCGTGTTCCCGATGAACGAACTGGCGGGCATCTACGCGATGAAATCCGCCGACGACATGACCGACACCGAAATCAAGCGCCACATCGAAAAGGCGCTTCGGGCGATCAAGGTATCCGGCACCGAGGCCAAGGCCATGGCTTCCGCCGCGATGAGTGGGCGCGAGAATGTCCTGCGCGAGGCAGGCGTCCCGCTTCCCGAGGCCGATCAACGCGAGGTTGACGAACTCAAAGCCCTACTTTCCGAAACCCTGAAAACGATGGAGGGACGCAATGTCTGACCTTCAGGAAATCAAAGGGCTGGTCGAGAAGATCAACCCGACGCTGACCGAGCTTCGCTCGGAAATCGACGGCCTCAAGGCTTCGCAGCCCAAGGACGTTGTGACCGAAGAAAAGCACAGCCGCATGGCCGAGGACATCACCGCCAAGATGGCTGACCTGCAAGCAAAGCAGGCCAAGCTGGAAGCGGCGATGAACCGTCCGGGCGCTGGCGATGAAAAGGGCCTCGACGCCGAACTCGACGCCAAGCACCGCGATGCGTTCCGCGATTACATGGCCTACGGCAAGGCAGACGGCCTCAAGGAAACCCGCGAGGGTATCGAGATCAAGGCCATGTCCACGGACGTGAACCCTGACGGCGGCTATCTGGTTCGCCCGGAGCTGTCGCAGACCATCGTCACGCGCATCTTCGAAACCTCGCCGCTCCGGCAGGTTGCCAACGTTGAGCGCACCGGCTCCAAGTCCATCGACATCCTGATCGACGATCAGGAAGCGGGCGCGCGCTGGGTTGGCGAAGGCGCATCGGGCGGTCAGACCGACACCCCGGAGATCGGCCAGAAGGTCATCGCCGCGCACAAGATCGAAGCTGATCCGCGCATGACGACCGAGATGATCGAGGACGCCTACCTCGATGTTGAGGCTTGGCTGTCGGGCAAGGTCGCCGACAAGTTCGCTCGCACCCAGAACACGGCGTTCGTTTCTGGCACGGGCGTGGGGCAGCCTCGCGGCTTCCTGACCTACGACGCATGGGCCTCGGCTGGCACCTATGAGCGTAACAAGATCGAGCAGATCAACATGGGTTCGGCGGCTGCGCTGAACGCTGACGGTCTGATCGAGGTGCAGAATGCCCTCAAGGAAGCCTATCAGGCATCCGCCGTTTGGGGCATGAAGCGCACCACGTTTGGCGCGGCGCTGCAACTGAAGGGTAATGACAATTATTTCTTCAGCCCGGTCCTGATGGCCAACGGTCAGGCGACCATCCAGCTTCTCGGCAAGCCGGTGGTCTTCATGGACGACATGCCCGCCGTTGCGGCGAACGCCCTGTCGATTGTCTACGCAGACTTCTCGATGGCTTACACCATCGTGGATCGCGTCGGCCTTCAGGTTCTCCGCGACCCGTTCACGAACAAGGGCTTCATCACCTACTACACCACGCAGCGCGTGGGTGGCGATGTGACCTCGTTCGACGCAATCAAGATCGGCAAGGTTGCCGCCTGAACCTGACGAGAGGAGACTAAGCCATGGCTAGTTTTGACATGCGCAACAACGCCGAATACGGGCTGGCCCTTTCGGCAACCCTGAGCGGCACCACGCCCTCGGCTGGCGACTGGATCGACATGCAGGGATGGGAGGCTGTCACGTTCAGCGTCTCGACCGGCACCGTCACCGACGCTGGCACCACCTCGGGCTTTGCGTTCGAGGTGCAGGAAAGCGACACCACGGCGGCGGCAGACGCGACCGCTGTGGTCGATGCTGACCTGATCGGCACCGAGGCTGATCTGACCGTGACCGACGATGCCGACGACAACGTGTTCGTCGGCACCATCGGCTATCGCGGTGGTAAGCGGTATGTCCGCATCGTGGCGACCGGCACGACCGGCACCGATGCGGCTGTCGCCGTCCATGCCCGCAAGGACAAGGGCGCATCGATGGGCAGTGCCACCATCGACACCGGCACCGCCGCAACCTGATCTTAGCGAGGGGCTGGCTTCGGCTGGCCCCTTTCATAAGCTCAGGGGGTAGAGATGACGAATATCAACTGGTCAGAAATCCCCGACGCGACAGAAGACAACAAGCGCGCGGCTGACATGCTGATCTGCTTGGACGATGGCCGAGAGCGCCGCACGGGTTATGACGGCGGTTGGCTTTACTTCACCGATAGCGTTCACACCGATAGCAATAAGCAGTCGGTCACGGCTGAGACCCTAACGCATGTGACGATTGACGGTGAGGGCGCGGAAAGCACGACCGACTATCGGCGCGGCATCCCGCTTGACGTGTTCGGCAACAGCACGATCCAGCCATTCGCCACGGGCGAGGTTTACAACATCAATCTCACATTCCGGGTCAGTAAGGCCACATCAACTGCGTCGTTTGTCGAGGTCGACGTAGGCATAGGATCGGACTACAGCACAATGATTGCCCGCGACCGCCGAGCACTGACAAAAGGCAGCGGCGTTGAGGACTTCCTGTTTTTCAACGGGACATTGTTCGTGACGCCAGCCTTCGCTCGCTATGGTGCGCGGTTCTTTCTGTTCTCTTCGGAAAATGTTAGTGTTTGGGACAAGGCCATTCTTCTCCAAAGGACGCACAGCCCATGACGCGCGTTAAAATCCTGCGCCAATTCCCGATCAGCCCTGACGGCATCCGCGTTGAGACGTGGGCGGCTGGATCAACGCGCGAGGTGGACGACGCTACGCTTGACCTTCTGATCGGTGAAGGCGCTTGCGAGATCGTGGAGGCGAAAGCCTATGCGGCTGCGCCTGAAAACAAGATGGAGCCGGTGAAGCGCAAGCGCGGCAGGCCCAGAAAGGTGCAGTCATGAGGTTCAACCGCAAATCAGTTTACGTCACGGTCAGCGCCGATGATCCGGCAATCAGCCTGTCTGACATGAAGGACTATCTGCGCGTTGACGGCGACGGCGATGACGCGATCATCACCAGCCATATCAGCGCGGCGACCGAGGCGGTCAAGCAATACACACGGCGGGCGATCCTGACCGAGACGTTCGCCTTCAAGGCTGACGGCTTCACGGATGCGGGCGACGACGCGCTGATCCGCCTCGGCCCCGGCGTTCACACCGGCTCTCGCCCATACCTTCTCGGCGGTGGCGAGACATTGGACCTGCCGTTTCCGCCGCTGCAAAGCGTCACCAGCATCGTGACCTATGACCGAGGCAACAACGCCGCGACCTATAGCGCCGACAAATACCAAGTCGATCTGCAAAGCGGGCGCATCTATCTCAACGAGGGGCAGACGTGGCCGAGCGATCTGCGGGCGCAGGATGCGGTTCTTGTGACCTACGTTGCGGGCTATGGGTCTGGGAGCGTCCCTGAGCCGATCCTACAGGCGATCCGGCTCTATGTGCAGGGCATGTATGACGGGACGTGCGAGGGCCTCAGCGGCGAGGCTATGCGCCTTCTGGCCCCCTACCGCCGACCGGACGAACTCGCATGGTGAAGTGCTGCACCCCCAAATACCACGCCAGACAACTGCGCGAGACGGTGGCGATCCAAGGCAAGACGCGCACCGGCGACGGCATGGGCGGCGTGACGGAAAGCTGGGCGGCTGTATCAGGCGCACCTACGCGGGCGATGATCGAGGCGGCACCAGGGTCTGAACGGTTCGGGCAGATGCGGCAGCAGCCGGGCAACACTTATCGCATGGTCACGCGCTATTTCAGCACGGCGACGGCTGCGCAGCGCGTCATTTGGCGCAGCAAGGAATATGGCGTCATCGGCGTTGTGGACCCTGACGGGCGCGGAGACTGGCTGGAATGGCGTCTAAGCGATGGGGTGTCGTCGTGAGGATGGATGTGCAGATCGACGGGCTTTCGCAGCTTACGCGCCAGCTAGGCGATCTGGTGGGCGATGCGGATGCGGTCATGCTTGAGACGATCACCCGCGTTGTGACCGATACACGGGCAGAGGCCGTGCGAGGCATTCAAAGCGGCCCGGCATCTGGGCGCGTGTATGAGAAATACGAGCCGCGCAGGACGCACCAAGCATCTGCGCCGGGGCAGTATCCCATGAGCGACACCGGGCGGCTCGCCAATAGCGTTGACTTCAACCTGCCCGCGCCGGGTCGGTTTGAGGGCATGGTTGGCACGAATGTCGTATATGGCCGCTATCTAGAGTTAGCCACCAGCCGCATGGCGGCTCGGCCTTGGCTCATGCCCAGCTTTGAGAAGGCCAAGGTCGGCGTTGAAAAGCGGCTGAGAAAAGCGATTGAGGCGCGGCTATGAGTTTCGAAACGGCGGCACAGCAGGCAATCTATACCGCCCTCAGCGGCAACATCTCGGCCACGGTCTACGATGACGTGCCATTTTTGCCCGAGGGCGCACCGCGCACGAATTTTCCTTATGTCGTGATTGGCGAAGATACCGCCGTTGCATGGGATACTGACGACACGCTCGGGAAAGAGATCACCGTGACGCTGCATATCTGGTCGCGGTCTGGCGGTATGAAGCAGACGAAAGACATCATGGGCGAGGTCTATGATCTGCTAAATCGCGCGTCTCTTTCCATATCAGGCTATTCTGTGGTAGATTGCCTGTGTGAATTCACAGACGCATTCAAGGATGCGGACGGAGAAACGAGGCACGGCATTATGCGCTTTCGCCTCACAATGCAGAGGGTCTAAACATGGCGGGCTTCAACGGTCGCTCACTGACGATTGACTGGGACACGACGACCCTTGTGGGCGTCCGCACCCGTGGCGTGAACATGTCGAATGAAATGGTCGATGTGACGACTGACGACGATAGCGGCTGGCGCACGCTTCTGGCAACGCCGGGCCTCAAGTCGGTCGAGGTCACGGTCGGCGGCATTTCGTCGGACGAGGTGCTTATGGCCGAGTTTTACAACGCCAGCACCACGGGCGAGACGCTGCAAATCGACCTGCCGTCTTCGCTGGCGGTTCCGGGCAACATGTCCGGCACGTTCCACCTGTCCTCGCTCGAGATCACGGGCGAGCATGACGGCGCGGTCGAGTTCTCGGCAACGTTCATGTCGTCCGGCACCGTGACCTACACGGCATCGGCGGCTGCGTAATGCGTGAACTCGAAACGACCCTCGGCGGAGAGCCGGTCACGCTGACGGCCAGCTTCAAGGCGTCTCAGTCCATCGCGGAAAAGGTGGGCGACCCGTTGCTTATCGCCCGCGAGGCGCAGCTTGAGGCCATGCTGACGCGCCCCGGCTTTCCGCCCTACGATCCCAAGTGGAAGTTCACGACCGACAACGTGCCGAAAATCCTTCACATCGGGATCAAGGCTTCGGGCGAGGCCATGACCTTGGAAAAGGTGCAGGAACTGGTTTTCGCTGAGGGGTTCGTTTCCGCGCGGGCAAAGGCCGAGGAATATCTGGCGCTGATTATCTCGCCGCGTTCCGAGGAGATCACCGAGCCTGCACAAGGTGATGCGCCGGGGGAGTAACATGGGCCGACTTTGTAAAGACGGCTTACAAAGCGGCCCGCGAGTGGGGCATCCAGCCGTCCGAGTTCTGGGCCATGTCGCCAACGGAATGGTGGTGGGAAGCGGATAGCAAGATTGCTTTCAGCCGACAGACCACCAAAGGCGCGGGTGGGTTTAGTCAAGCGGAATGGGCCGAGGCCCGCCGCAAGCATCGTGAGAAGATGAAGGCCAATGACTGAACTAGCGGCGCTTAATGTCAGGATCAGCGGTGACGCCTCGGGGCTGCGTGGTGCGCTACAGAGCGCCGAGGCGGGGCTTGAGCGGGTTAGCACCCAAGCGACGGCAACGCAGCGGCAGGTGGCCGCCACATCGGGCGGCATGAGCCGTCTTGGGCAGGTCTTCCAGCGCAACGGCTTTGCTATCTCGAACGCCGCCAATCAGTTCTCTGACTTGGCGGTGCAGATGCAAATGGGCGTTCCGGCGTCTCGGGCCTTGTCGCAGCAGCTTCCGCAGATGACGGCGTTCATGGGGCCGCTGGTAAGCATTCTCGGCGTCGCGGCTGGTGTTCTGATCGGCTTTGCAGGCAACCTGCTAATGTCCAGCGACAACGCCAACACGCTGACGACCAGCCTTGAGGCCCTTGACCGCATCCAGAGTGACCTGAACACGGCAAACGAAATCTTGAATTTGTCGGTGGCCGAACTGACGGTCCGGTATGGCGAATACGCTGGCGCGGTTCTGGAAGCGGCCCGCAGCATGGCTATTCTGGCCGAGGCTGAGGCGCAGCAACGGATGGGCGAGGCGCTGGCGGACGTGGACAGCGCGCTGCGCGGCCTGACATCGTCTGGGCGCACGTTCGATACGGCCATGACCACGGCGCTTAGCAACATCCGCGAGCGGTTCGGCGTTACGTCATCCGAGGCGCAACGGCTCAACGATCTTTTCCAGCAGCTTGAGACGGCCACGACATTTGACCAGCAGGTTGAGGCGCTGCGGCTGATCGAGCAATTCATGGCCGACACCGGGGCGAGCGCCAGCGACCTTCCGCCGGAACTCATCTCGGCATTGCAGCAGCTAAATCAGATGGTTCTGGCGAGCGCCGATCTTGCGGTTGGACTGGACAACGCGGCAACGTCAGGGGCAAATCTCACCCGCGCGCTCGGGCAGACCACGGGCGGCTCGCTTGCGGGTATGAGCGGCGCAAGCGTGTTGCCGCCCATGGGTGGCGAAGGCGAAGGCGGTGGCCGCGCGGCTGGTGGCGGCGGTAGGCAACAGGTCAACCCGCTGATCGGGCAGCTTGAAAGCCTAGAACAAAGCCTTCTGACCGCAGAAGAGTTGCAGGTGCAATCCTATCAGCGGCAACAAGAGACGCTGGAGCAGGCCCTTAACCAGAGGCTCCTCACGCAGCAGGAATACGCCCGCATGATGGAGCAGGTCGAGCAGTCGCACCAGTTCGCCATGGTGCAGGCGGCGAACGATGGGGCGCGGCAAACGTTGTCTAACTTGGCGACGGTCTTCCAAGGGTCGAAAGAGATCAGCGCGGGCATCGCGCTGGCGAATTCGTGGCTGGCCTTTACCGAGGTTTTGAAAGACCCCAGCTTTATCGGCAGGCCGTTTGCGCGCATCGCGGCGGCAGGGGCAGCGCTTTCCTCGGGCTTGCAGGCCGTGCGCAATATCAAGTCGGCAAGCCGTGGCGGCGTGAGCGGCGGCGCTAACAGCGCAGCAATGGCTGGCCCCGCGATGAGCGCTGGCGGCGGCGGCGGCACATCGTCCAATGTGGCAATCCAGCTGACCGGCGGCGATATATTCTCGCGCGATCAGGTGATACAGCTAATCAATAAAATCAACGAGGCACAGGAAGACGGTGCCGTGGTGAGGTTGGTATGACCGTTATCCTGCAAACGAGCTACAGCCTGCCCAGCGGCGACCAGCCCCTGACCCATGCTCGCATCGCGCATGACAACAACTGGCTCAACGGCGGCACAGTCACGGCAAGCGGCACGGCCACGGGCTTTTTCGCCAACGGCCCGACCAATGGCCTGACCTATGAAAAGTGGAAGCCCGACGCCCTGCCCGCGACGTGGGAATATGACCACGGCAGCGCCGCCGAGTGCGATTATTGCGTGATCGGGGCGCACACTCTCGGCACGAACGGCAATACGCTGCAAGTGCAGTATTGGAACGGGTCTAGCTGGACCGGCGTGATCCCGGCGACGGCAATCACGACAGACGAGCCAATCATGGCAATCTTCGCGCCTCAGACGCGGCAGCGGTGGCGCATCTCGATCAGTAACGGCACCGCGCCCACGATTGGCGTTATCAAGTTCGGGTCGGCCTTGCAGATGGAGCGCCCGCTATATGGCGGTCACGCGCCGATCCCGTTTGCGCGCCAGACGATCATGCGCAGCACCAAGAGCGAGACGGGCGAGTTTCTGGGCCGGTCCAAGCAGCGCACCTACCTGTCAACGTCCTATGAGTGGCAGCACCTCACGGCGGCTTGGGTGAGGGCCAACTGGCCTAGTTTCCAGAAGGCGATCGAAGAAAGCCCGTTCTTCATCGCGTGGCGTCCTGACACCTTCGGCGACGTGGCGTTGTGCCAGACGGACGAAACGCCGATCCCGACGAACATGGGTATCCGTGATCTGATGTCGGTGGCGTTGAATGTAAGGGCGCGGGGCTATGACTGAGGCGACCGTAGGGCGCGAGCCGATCCAGATCGTCGAAATCTTGCAGCCGATCTGTGAAAACGAGTTTGGCGTGTCGCCTTGCACGGCCAGCGGCACGGCTGACACGAAGTGCTATAACACCCGTGCCACATGCCAAGACACGGCCAACTTCGCGCTTGGCACCCCTCTTAGCCTGTTCTTCGCCAAGGGCATGGTTGCCGAGGCTGGCGTGTCTGGGGCAGACTACATCATCCCTTCGCTTGTGAGCGTCTCGACCAGCCCGACGCGGATCAACCTTGCCTCGGCCAATCCCGACGCGCAGGGCCTTGGAAACCGCGCGCTGTGCAGCATCACGTTTCAGGACCACGCCCACAGTGACCGCGTAGTCGATCCCTACGTTGACGGGCGTAGCTGGAACCCGCTGGACAAGTCGCGCGGCAGCTTCTGGACGCGCTGGCTTGTGCGAAACAAGTATCGGCAGAATATCCAGATCAGGGTTTATGAGGGTTACGCCGGTCAGGCCCTGAGCGCGATGACCAAGCGCACCTATTTCCTGCAATCGGTGCAGGGGCCGGATAGCAGCGGGCGCGTTGTGATGCAAGGCAAGGACATCCTAGCTCGGATCGAGGAACGCAAGGCGCAGGCACCGCTGGCGTCTCCGGGGGTCTTATTCGCGGCGATCACCGACAGCGACACCAGCTTCGAGGTGGCAAACGCGGTCGAGGCAGACTATGCCGCTAGCGGGACGCTGCGCATTGGTTCCGAAGTGATGACGTATACCAGCCGCGCGACATCCACCAATGGCATAACGTTCTCTGGCGTCACGCGCGGGACCGACAACACGACCGCCGAGGCGCATGAATTCAACGCTGGGGTGCAGCAGTGCCTGCGATATACAAACGAGCCTCTGGATAGCCTTCTGGAAGACCTGATAACGACCTACGGCGGGGTTGATGCGTCTTTCCTTGATACGGCGGCATGGGCGACCGAGGTAGGCCTTTACAAGTCTTTCTATGACCTCAGCGCGCTAATCACCGAACCGACATCGGTGCAGCAGCTCGTTTCGGAAATCCAGACACAATCTCTTGTCTATCTATGGTGGGATGAACGGCTGGCTCTAGTGCAGCTAAAGGCGATCAGGGGCATTGACGAAGAGCCGCCGATTGTCACGGATGAAAGCAACATCCTAGAAGGCTCTTTCAGCCTAGCGGAAAAGCCGCGCGAGCGGATCAGCCAAGTCTGGGTGTATTACCAGCAGGTCAATCCGACGCAAAGCGCGACCGAGCCGACCAACTACTTCAGTCAGTTTGTCGTGGCCGATCTGGAAAGCGAGACTGAGGCGCTTTACGGGGAGCGGTCTATCCGTCGCATCTTCGCGCGCTGGATCACCTCGGATGCGCTGGCCCAGACAACTGCATCGGCGATTATCACGCGATATGTCGAAGTTCCGAGCGAATGCAAGTTTCGAATGGATGCGAAAGACCGCAGCCACTGGGTCGGAGATACGCTGGAAATATCGCACTATCTAGACGTTGACCAATACGGTGAGCGTCGTCGGCGGCTGTGGACCATCGTGAGCGCCGAGGAAGTGGTGCCGGGTGAGGTGGTAGAGTATACTGCCGAGGACACCACGCTATACGGCACTATTGCCTTCATCATGGCCGACAGCGCAGTTGACTATCCGGGCGCGGCGTCTGCGCCATTCAAAAACTGCTACATCGGCAATGCTGACGGCTTGCTGAGTGACGGAACCGCGAGCGGGAGACTGACATGACGACCTACACGGCAATTCCTAACAGCGACGTGGATCAGGACAGCCCTGTAACGCAAACGCTTGTGACGCTTTTGAGGGACAACCCTCTAGCAATCGCTGAGGGTTCTACCGATGCGCCGCGCGTTCAACCTCGGGCGTTGCAAACCGGCTTGCTGGGCCGAACATTCGCCAATTCCGAAGTGTTTGATGTCACGAATATCAAAGCGGTGCGCCTTGATCTGGCGGCGTATTTCAACAACACCTCTTCAAGCGCGCGTTTTCAGGTCGCATTTTCTGATGACGGCGGTTCCACTTGGGGTTCAACTCAT